AGGGTTTTCTGGATTATTAGTTAATGATTGTCCTGCTATAGGAGCACCAAAATTACTAGCAATTTTATTTTGTTCTTTTTGATCTTCAGTTAATTCCATTATTATATTCCCATAGTTTGTCTATAATTAGAGTAAGTATTCCAACTATCTTGAGCATATCTATGTGCATTGTAACCATATGCTCCTGCATCAGTAACATAATTTTGATATGATGGCAAATCTCCACTGTAAGAAGATTGAGTATATACTTGACCAGTAGCTACTGCAGGCGATGGTGAGTAATTTGTAACTTCTGTTACTGGAGGATCTAAAATTGCATCTTGTAATTTTAAATTTATAGAATCTTTAACAGCACCATAAGTTAAATTTGCAGGAGCAGCTACTGCTGTTTCTACTAGCCCATGTACTGCACGAGAGGGAGCTGTAACTAATTTTTGTTTAAATGTCATATCTTCTGGTTTTATCATTTTACCATCTACTTTAAACTCTTCGTTTAAATGTGATTTAAAAGGATTTTTCTCATTTAATCTACCGAAGAATCCTTTTTGATCTTCTCCACCTAAAAAGTTTTTAAATTCAGATACATCATTAAATTTAAATGCACCATCAGTTATATCAGTTAATTTTACACCAGATACTTGTAAATCGCTTAAATTTGCAATTGCATCTGCATCTGCAAAAAACTCTCTTCCTGAAGTGTCTGAAATAACAAAATCTCCTTTTGATGGAGAGAATTTTCTTAATCCAGTATCAGGATCTATTTCTAAAGTATTTTTAAATATAGTTTCTCCTTTTGAGTTTTTAATATCTTCTAAATTTAAAATAGTTTCTGAACCATCTTTAGCTTTAGTTAATATATCACCTGATTGTCTAGCTACAGCATTAGGATCTGCAGCTTGAGCTATTTCAAAATCTACTTCAGCTATTTTATCTAAAAGTTGATCTTCACTTATAGCTAAGTTTTTATAATTTAATCTTCCTGCTTTTCCAAAACTTTTAGAATAAGCACTATCTTTTCCTGCAAAGAAATTTTCAGGACCTGAGTTAGCAAAGAAAGATTTTAATTTACCATCAGGAAGAACACTAGCTATTTTATTTCCTAATGTTTTTGAAAAATTCGTAATAGTTTCTGTTACTCCTTTAGTAACATTTCTATAAACATTACCTACTTTAGAAACTGATTTAGTTACAAATTGACCTACTTTAGCAACTCCTCTAGCTAATTTAGCTGCAAAAGTTGTACCTTTTACACCTGCTAATGTATTAGTTACAAAACCTACAGATTTTAAAAGAGCACTTCCAATAGCAGGTAACATCAGAGAAACTGCAATTTGTCCTATTATTCCTATGCTATCCATAAACTTACCAAATTTAGCAAGTCCACTTTTTATTGCTCTACCTGTTCTTCGAATTAAACCATCTAAGCCTGTAGCTTTTCCTACTTTTTTAACTACCTTCCTAACTCCTCTTGCTAGTGAACTTAATCCTTTTTTTATGCTTTTAAATAAACCCATTAATTTTTCTCCTATTAAAAATCTAATGCTGATAAAAAGTCATTAATATTATTTATTGATTTACTAAGATCTTGACTGTGTGAATATTTAGTCATATTCTCTAAACCTATTACTGTGTTAAGTAATGTAGTTTTTCTATCTTGATCTCTTTGATAAGAATCTCTAATATATGAAGCAGTATCTCTTAATTGTTGCCATAAATTTGTTTGCTCTAATGTAGACATATTAAATTCATTTTGTTCATAAAACTGAGTCATATTATTTAATTGTTGAATATTAAATTGTTCAACTGCTAACTCATTACCTGCATTTAATGCTTCCATTTTATTTTGTTCTACAATATTAAATTGTTTCATTGCATTTTCTGCAGCAACATTAAACTGTTCTATATTATTTTGAAGCGAAGCCATAAACTGTTGAGTTTGATTTTCACTTGTAGCATTAAATTGAGCTGCTGCATTTTTAGCTGCTTGATCTGATAACATATTATCTTGTTTAAATTTTAATTTTGCCATATATGCTTCTTGTTGATTACTCAAATTAACTACTTTCATTTGTTGTTCAAACTCAGCTTCTTGAGATCTAAACTTAACTGCTGCATCTAATTTTTGAGCTGCTCTAGCTTGTAAAGCTTTTGCATTATCTTGAGCTATAGGCATAGCACTTTGTATAATGGCATTAAATAATTGATCACGACCTACTGTTGAAACTGACATACCTCGTGCTGCTAATATAGCATTAACTTTATCTACTGCAGGTTTAGCCCATAAAGGAGTTTTACCTTCTTCCATTCCTGCAAGAAGACCTTCCATTTGTGCTGACATAAGAGCTTCTTCTGGAAGATCTGCAATATTTGCACGACTTTCAAGATCTGTACCTTCTAGCTTTTCTAATGCTCCTTCTGGATCATTAGCTATAGCATTACTTATTTCATTGTCTATACCTTGTTCTGCTAAACCTTGTCCTGTTTCTTTAGAACTTTTAATTGTTGTAACATCTACTTGCTCTAATACTTTTGCTGCAGAACCTTGAGGTGGTCCTAACTCGTCTTGTATTTCTTGAGTTAATGCAACATCCATTGTAGCAGTCTCAACTGAAGGTTTAATTTTTGATATTTCTTCTTGTTGTTTTCTTTTAAATATAGCATCAGCTTGTTTATCTAGTGCTTCTTTTTTACTTTTTAATGGTTGTAACATTGTATCAAGTTCAGATCGAAGTCTTGATATTTTATCTGCTTTAGCAGGACCTCTAGGATCTTGTTCTGCATTTTGTAATTCTAAAAGTTTAGCTTTATATTGTTCAGATCCCATTATTGAATCAGATAATTCTTTATACTCTTTAAATTCTGGAGTAGATGTAAATTCTTGTTCCGTAGCTAAATTTATTTGTTGTTGTTGCTCAACAGATAATGAAGAATCAAAAGCAGTAGATACTTGAGCCGCAGCTTGTGGTGTTGCTTGTCCCACACCTTCTTTAGTTATTGTTGCTGTATCTAGTTCTCTTCCAGTTTCTAATTGTTGAATATCGTCTTTTTGAGTTTCAAAAGCTGCAAGAAACTCTTCATCTGTAGCTTCTTCAACAAATTTATTTACTCTTTTTGTAGTTGGATCTAATCCTTCTTTAGCATCTGGTAATGTAACAGGATCTGGTTTAGGAGATGTTACTCCTCCTAAAGCTACTGATTGTCCTGCTATAGCTTCTTGTCCAGTTGGAGTATCTGCTGCTGATTGTATAATAGCAGCATCTGAAGGAGGCTCGCTTGTTCCTCCTGTGCCTCCTGTGCCTGTTGTTCCTGTTGAAGGCTGTGGTTGTGCGTTTTGTTCTGCTACTGCTTTTGCAAGTTGTTCTTGTTTTTTAGATATTTGATTTCTAATTGATGCTATCTCTTCATCCATTCGACGCAATACTGTTCGTTTTGAATGTCCTCCTTGAGATGCCCTTTTTCCTCTTGCTGCTATTTTCTCAGTTAATGTTACATTTAAATTTGTTATATCTGCTGTAAGAGATGCAACTGAACCACCAGTTTGAAATGCTTGTCTTTTATTTTTTAAAGCTTTTAAATATTTACTCATTGTCAAATTCCTTAAACTATTTTAAATAAGATTGCAACTATACCTGTAAGCAATATAGCATTAAAACCATAAATTCTATTTTCAAGTCGTTGCATTTTTTCTGCACCTTTTTCTAATTGTCTTTCTACATTTTTCCAACGTATAGCACATTCAGACTCGTGTTTTTCCATTCTAGCTAATACATCTTTTGTTGTTATTCTTTTTTCAGTCATAATTATTTAACCACTGGTGAAGTTAGTCTACCTGTAATTCCATGATAAGGATCTTTTTCTGAATGTAATTTTAATACTAACATAACCCTACTATTTGTTGAGCTATAGTTAGCTGCTACATTACAGTTTTTTATTGTCCCTGTTCCTGTAAAATTAGATTGACTTAAACATCCCATTGAAATTGCAGTTTGTGATACAGGTAAAGAATTTGTAGATTTAAATACAACTGTTGTACTTTCTTGACCTGTTAAAGTTGCAGTTGATAAAGATTCGTTTACGTGTAAATTAACAAGTAAACTATTGTCTGGATCAGATACTAAAAATTTATCATCAATAACTTTACTTCCAACAGTTTTGTTTATTATAGATGCTTCATGTAAAAATCCATCTGTGCATATAACACCTGCTAAACATGATTTATCTGTACTAGCACTAAAATCAGCATGGGCAGTTAATCCAGTTTGTGCCCCTAATCCTGAAACATCATATACATTAACACGAAAAGCTAATAAATTTGCTGACACTGTTTGATCACTATCATCTAAATAACCAAAATTATCAAAAGTATATATAGGACTTCCAATACCAGATATTGTAATTTCATTAACTCTTGCATCTGCATGGTCTTCACCTAAAATAGTAGCCGCTATAATTACAGTATTTGCTTCTGCAGGAATAGTTACTGATGTTGATAAATCTTGATCTGTTCTTCCAGATCCACCTGCATGACCATATATAGTAGAATCTGCACTTGCTGCTGACTCATCGCTATTTGGGTTTAAAATTGTTGGTTGTCCCATAATTAAAATCCTCGTTTATTAAGCGTTATATTCAAATAACATTACAACATTATTAGTTGCATTAGTACTTGCATCAGAGCTACCTGCAACTTTCATAAATGGACAAAGTTGAATTTCTTTGATAGTGTCTGAATTAAAAGTTTCTATTAAAACAAAATCAGAATTATTTAAACTTCCAAATAAATATACTGCTGTGCCACTTGTATTTACTACTTGTATTAAACCATTAGCATTGCCTGATTTTTTAATTTTAGGCTGTAATACAGTTCTATTATTATTAAAGGTTTTCATATTTTTATTCCTATGTTAAAAAGTTAAAATTAAGATAAAGTTGCACCATGCACATTGACTATTAACCACTTACTCAATGATGCACTATATACAAAGTCTACAGATTCTCCTACTGCATCCCAAGTAATTGATGAAGCCTGTGAAGTTACTAAGTTTCCATCTGAAGCTGACATTGTAGCATTATTGCCTGCAACTTCCATTGTTATTCTCATTTGTTGACCATCAGCTCCTGCAGCCATTGTTAGTGTTGTAGTACCAGAGCCTGTGTTTAAAAACATTTGTGATTCAGTTATATCTACTGCTAGAGCACCTCCTGCTCCAGTAAGTGTTACAGGAGTAGTAGCTAAACCTCCTGAAGTTTTAATTAGTACATCTGAAACAATATCTAGCTGTCCATCTGTGCTTGAGTTAATATAAACTGCAGTATCGTTAAAATAAAGTTTTTTTGTACTAAATAGCATTATATCATCAGCAAATCTAAAATAATTTTCATCTTCAAACCATGAAAATGAACCATCATTAGTATCACCTCTAAATACTACAGTTGAATTATTATTATTATCTTCTCCTATATATAGAGTATTGTTATCTAAATGTATATCCTGTGTAGAACTAATTCTAAATTCACCACTACCAAGTATAGATGTTCTACCTATAAAATGATCTGTAGTACCAAAATATAATTTATTAGCAGTATTTAATTGTAATCCTGAATCATGAACATGAGTTAATGTAACATCACTATCTGCACCAAAAGCTAAAGATGATCCATCTGATCCTAATCCTAAATTTGCTGATCCTGATAAATCTATACTAGGTGCAGTTAGTTTAATTTTAGTATCAGCAACAAGATCTAATTGTCCATCTGTGCTTGAATTAATATAAAGATTAGTATCTCTAAAATAAATGTTTTCTGAAGAAGGAATAAATATATCATCAGAAAAGTGAAAATAATCAGAAGCTCTTACCCATGTTATTTGACCATCATTACTATCAGTATTAAATTGTAATGCAATATTAGATGTACCTCCAGTTCCTACAGAAATTGTATCTCCAAATAAAGTAGTTATTGGTGCTCCTGCACCTGCAGTTCCATCATGGTTATGACCATTTGTTGCATGAAAAGAATTTGCAATTGCATTAAATTCTGTATTAAATAAAGTATGAGTAATTACCCCACCACTAGAATAAGTTCCTACTTTTGAACCATATAAATTATCATTTGCTGCCATTTGTTATCTCCTACCTGATGGGTAATAGTCTACATATATTCCGTTTATTATAAAATTATCTGCTGATTCTGCTTGTATTGTAAAACTAACATTATGACCACTACCCTGTACTGGTTGTTTCTCAGAAGATTTTTTTGGTGAACTAAATATATTAGTTCCAAAAACTGCTGTACCAAATAATGAAGGAGCAGTTAAAGTATTCATAGTATACGTGGGTGGCTGTAATGTATCTGTATCTCCATTATCAAAATTTACTGATAACTTAGGAGTTACTGTTCCTTCTGCTTTTACATCTAGTTTTACAAAGTTTAAAGTTTTTCTAGTTGCTAAATCTCCAAAATCTAAATGTGGAGTTGTGTATGAACATTCTATATCTACACTAGCACCTGCTAATTTAAAAACACTTGAAGTATCGTTATCTGAATTAATAATATAGCCATCATTAGTTCCATGAAAAGTTGATTCAATTCCTAAATGATTAAATGCTGTTGCAGTACAAGTTGCTTGAAATCCATGTATCTCAGACCATGCAAAACCACTTTTAGTTAATGTACCTATTATTCCTTTACCTAATGATTCTGCTTCTGATAAGTTAGAATAGTATAATCTATATTGATTTTTACGTCTAATTACTGTACTTCTAATTGTTAAATTATTTATATTATTAACTATGTCATCTACTATTAAAGGTTGTATTTGCCTACTTACAGAACTTAATTCTGTATCACCTATTTTTTCTGTAGCTGCTAAAGTTCTAATTCCATCAGGAGCTAAGAAAACTAAGTCTCCTCCTATCTCTTGAATACTATCACCTGACAAACAACCTACTTGCTTTGTAATAGGAACAACTGCTACATTACTAGCATCATTAATATTAATTAATTTATGAATACTATCTTCGCAGAAAATAATTATATCGCCTCTAAAGCTTTTTAATCCTATTACTTTATCTTCTAATGTTACAGATCCACCATTAGGAAAATCATCTATATCATTAGCTTCTGAATAATATACTGTATTAGGAGCTGCTGAACTTCCACTAGTAACTAGTCTATTTTCATGTATTATACCAAATGCAGGGTTTGTTCCAGTTCCAATAGTAATTGTAGTTACCCAATATGTTTTAGCTGTATGCTCTCCTGCTGCAGAAGCTTTAAAATGTAATGGAGCATTTACTCCATCAAATATAACAATTTCTGGATCTAATGCAGTTTCATATATTGCAAATCTTACATTGTCTTGACTTGTTCTAGCTGCAACACTTAATGCAGAAAAATCAGTATAATTATTACCACCAGAAGCTGCAGGTACTACACCTCCAGATCTATTTATTTTTAACCATGTATCACTATCATAAGTACCATCAGATAATGTTGTATCAGCAAGATAAATATCTGTACCAACAGCAGCTATAGCACCACCATTTGTATAAGGAGTTATACCATGAATTTTTGTAGCTATGCTATTAATACGACCTAATGCTACTAATTCATGCCCACTAATTCTTCTATAGCCTCCATCAGAGTCTACTTCAAAGTTTACTAAGTCTACTGCTGTTCCTGCTTGTTGTTGTGCTAAAACAAATTGACTTTGATTTATGTCTAAGCCACCTTGACAAGCAAAACCATATGGTTGTGTTTGAGCCATCTTAAATGAATCTCACTCTATCATCTGTTATATAAGTAGGTACAGGCTCTAATAAATTAGAACGCATTTGATCATATAATCTTTTATAATCATCTAATGCAAAAGCTGCTTGTTGCGGAGCATCTTTAAACTGCCACATATAATATCTTGCTTTTGCTAAAAGCACATTAGCATACATATCTGGAAAAACTATAGTATCGCTATGTGCTGATAATCTTGTTGGTTGATTCCAAGCATAAAACCATACTCTATATACTTTATCTGGTATTGGACTAAGACCAAACTTTCTTGCATCAGGGCTTCTTAGTACATGAGTAGGCACTCCACCTACTGCTTGATCTGCATCATCTCTATTTTCTTGATCTCTTCTATGTCTTGTCCAATCTTCTAAAGTTAAAAAATTTAAACTTTTAGAAGTAAATGGAGCAGTTTCTCCTGCTACACCTACAGTCGTAACATGAAAATTATCCCAATCTATTGAACCATAATCATCTATTATACTTGAACTAGATTCTTTTAATTCATACCATCTAGTTCCTGCTACAGTTTCTACATATACATTACCATACATAGGATCTGTTGTACCACTTTCACCTGCAGATAAAAAAGGTAATTGTGGTTCATCAATAACAATATCCATGTATGCTCTATTTACACAATCTTTAATGTGTTGAGAAATACCTACAGCTTCTGAAAAAGTATTAGAATCTAAAGGTACTTCATTTAATTCACGAAGCAATTCATTTGTTAGTTGTAAAAATGTTGTAGCCATATATTATATACCTTTATTTGTCTTCTTTACGTTGACCTGACTCTTGATAACCTGCCATTTTATTACAAACTTTTTCCATGTCTCTAATAGTTGCATGACCACCATGACCATACATCATGCGACCACCACCCATTTTATTTACTCTGCCACCATGCATCATTTTTCCTTTGCCATCAGCAGCATAAAAAGGTACACGCTTACCATCTTTTTCTACCATTTTAAGTTTGCCACCATCAGCCATTTTCTTTTTGTCGTACATCATTTTTAGATCCTCCAAAAATTTTGTCATAATTATCATTATAATTTTTTCTAGCTTCACCACCATAAACAGAACTATTTATTCTTATTGTTCCTTTAGTGCCTAATCTTACTGGTTTTCCTGTTGTTCCTATTTGACTCATGTAAATCTCCAATAAAACAAGAGGGGTTTTTACACCCCTCAAGTTAATTACCTAATATTAGTCTGTGCTATAGAAAGCTTTAACTAATGCTTCTTCACGTAATACACTTGCACCATAAACATGAAGACCTCTAACAATATCACCAAAGCTAGAAGGATCACGAATGACTTCAGTATTTACGATAGTTTGTGCAGTTGCAGTAGCAGAAACATGACCTGCTAATACTTGTTTAACTACACCACCTGTTGTTGTAGCAGGAATGTTATTAGACTTATACATTTCAAAGCCACGTAATTTTCCAGAACTAACTAGACCATTGCGAATAGAACCTTGACCTGCATTGAAGTCTACAGATAACAATTTAGAAGCTGCTTGACTTAACTCTTCATAAAAATCAGGAGATGCTACAAAGAATCTTCCTTCTTCTGGTACATTAGCTTCGTCAAGTAAACGAGCCATACGTGCTAAAAGATCAAGAGGATCTGTTTCGCCAGAATCAAAACCTAAGTCAACTGGAGAAGAAGCACTATCCAAAGTAGAGTTATTGTTATGAGCTGCATCAGCACCTAAGATGTGGTCAGTACTTGCTTGACCATCACCAAAGCGAGTGAAACTTCCACTAGCACCTGCAAGCATTTCTGTGATTACACCTAAATCAAATGCATCACGTAATGCATAAGCTGCTGAAGATGCTGCTACTTCTTTAAAGTTTACGTGAGACATATTTTCTTCAATGTCATCTACGATAAATTTAAATGCATTAGCTACATCAACTACTAAAGTACTTTGAGTATCTGTTAAAGTAGTTTTAGTAATATCAGCACCACGCTCATACTGAGCAACTGTAATAGTTGGTTCTTTAATTATTTTTACTGTATCACCGAAAGATGCAATTTCACCTGCATAGTCAGTGTTTGTTATTGCTTCTGCAACTGAAGCTTTACGGAAAAAGTTTAAAACCTTTTTCGAATAAATTTCAGGTAAGAAGTTATTTCCTGAGAAGTTACTGCCACTTGATTGGGCAAAGTTCTCATCTGATTGGTTATAAGCCATGATTAATTACCTCATTATAAAAGAATAAAAGTTATAGAAACTAACGTACTCTTCCTTCTCTAACGGCTAGATCAATCTCTTGTTCATATTTGTCATAATCATCCATAGAAAGAGCGTTAATTTCCTTCCGAGTCCAGACCTTAGGCTCTTTAGTATCTATTGAAGTTGTTTTAGTAGATACCATGTCTGCTGCAGATCCAGAAGATTGCGACTTAGTTGACTTTCTTTTAGAACTATTTGTTTTAATACCATTTTCTAATTTATATAAATCAATAGCTTTGACTGCTAAATTAACATTATCTGGGTTTTGATAGATCCACTTTTGAATTTCTTCAGGTTGTGTTTCTGCCCATGAATGAAAAGCATCACTTCTTTTAAGATCTTCGTAATCAGGATGAGCCTGTTTTAAAGTTGTTTCAGCTTCTCGTCTAGATATTTCTGCTTCTCTTTGTTCAAGAACAGATAACTTAGCTCGTAAGCCATCAGTCTCTTCTTGACTTCGAAGGTGAGCTACAGTTTCTACAGTATCATATAAATCAGGATATTGTTGTTTAAACTGTTCAAGATCTTCAGGTGTCTTAGGAGGAGCATAAGATGGTCCTTCTTTTGATGCCATTAGTTCTTGCTCACGTTGCTTAAATGTAGCAACTTTTTCATCATAATGTTTTTTTAAATCATCGTATCGTTTTTTATAATTAGTTTCTTGTTTTTTTGTTTTTTCTTCTACAGGGGCTTCATCACTGGAGGTAGCCTGTTGTGAATCATCAAAAAATAAAGAATCAGCATTTCCTTTACTAGGTTTATCTGGTGTATGCCAAGATTTATTTCTATTATAAGGGTTTGCTGTTGGTTCTTGTTCTGTTTTATCTGTCATTGTCGCTCTCCTTTTGGGGCTTTTAGTCTTTCAAGGTGGCTATATTGTTAGCTACACAATATAAGGGCTTGAACTTAAAAGGTCGCCTCTAGGTTAATTATTGTTTATGTAAGGGGCTAAAATAAATTTAGGTAGCCTTACTTTATCGTTTTTGCATTTGGCTTGATTGTATCATCATAGAATTAAGTTCTTTATCAATATTATTTTGATTATTTTTCATCATAACATTGCTAGTACTTGAATCCTGCATCATACCACCAACTGCTTGTTGTTGTCGTTGATCGAAACTTCGTTCAGCATTATCCATTAACATTTGGAGATTATCTGCACCAAGTTCTTCAACTGACTTTGCGGTGAATACAAATTCACCATCCGATAACCTAGCAGGTATCGAATCTGATGTTCCAGTGCCCATACCATTTACAGTACCTGCACCAGAAAATTCTGTTGCTACATCCATAACTCTATCAAAGATAGTGCTTAGTTTTGGATCTTGTTCTAAAGCTTCCATAAGATAATCTTGATCTCTATCATTTAAAGCTTCATCAATAATAAATTCTTCATGTTTTTCTTCCATTACATCATCAGGTAGTTGAGAAGCTTTTACTGCTTCCATTTCTTCAGGTGGAATATTTGGGTATGTATCTACAGGCATACCACCTTCTTGAAAAGGTTGTCTAACAAAACTTTTAAATTTTTCACCTAATCCTGCCATCATTGTTCCTTCTTTATTTTTTGTTAATGTTTTTGATCCATGAAAAAATTGTTCTCTTTCTTCATTCCCTTCTTCTTGTTCTGCTTTTTCTATTTTTAATCTAGCTTCTTCATCAATATTATACATTTTATTATTAAATTCAAATTCAAATTCATTTTTTCCTACAGCTTCAGATACAGCATTTTCAAAAGGTACTACTTCTTCAGGTTCAGGTGGTTGTTTATTTTCTGAAAACCATATATCAGCAAGAACAGGTGTTGGAACAGTAACTTCTTTTATTTCTATTTGCTTTTCATCTGGATCTCTATTTAATGTTCGTGGTTCACGTTCTTTTTGTTCTCTAGGCATTGGACTTTTTCTTTCAGGAGTAGATAATAAAGTTTCTTCTGAAGGTCCTCTATTTATTTCATTAACATCATCTTTAGCTGCTTGAAGTAATGAATCAGCTCCTTTAGCAGCCTCTTGTGCTACTGAACCTACAGCTTTTTTATTTCTTTTATTTTTTGGCATTTTCTATTCCTCTATTCTTTTTCGAGCTTCTATACTTTGCTCTCTTAATGTTAATAGTTTATCCAGAGAATTCACTCTCCCCTGCCTGCGGAACATTTCCTGTTCCGATGTTGCCACCACCAGTGCCTGTAACTCCAACGTCTTGAGGTTGTTGAGGTGCTCCTTGAACGCCTCCCATAGCTCCTTGTTGTTCGTTAGGGGAGACAGCTTGGCTGCCAGTTGCTTGTCCAACATTTTGTGCTCCTATTATCTGTGCCATGATTGCTGCTTCTTCAGGATCATTTAATATTTCATCTGGATCTAAATCTAAACTATAAGCAAGCTCACTGACAATTTTAGAGATCTTAACAAACGGAGCAATGGCAGGATTTTGTGCCGTTTGTAAGAACATTGTTAATCTTTGACTTCGTACTTCTTTCTGCATTAAACTATTTGTACCCATAGCTTTAACTTCTAGATCACCTTGTATATCTATAGGACCTTCAAAGAATTGCATATTCCATTGATAATAAGCTTCACCTAATGGTTTAAGTAAGAAATCATCTAAATTCTTTACTACTGTTTTAATATTTAAAGATGCTGCACCTAATAACATAGACATACCTGATGCAGTACGTGTCATAGATTGTACTCCTGTTTGACCATGAGAATAGCTAGGAATACCTGTTTGTTCATCTGCAAGCTGTCTAAACTTATCAAACATCATCATATTTTCTTGTGTAGTATTAGGAAACTTAATTCCATGTATCGCTTGACCACCCATGCCTGCTTGTCTTCTAAAAACTTTACCTGCATAAATGTCCATAGACTGTCCACCAACTAAAGCAGATTCATCTACATCAAATACTACTGATCCACTTAATGCAAGATTATCAATAGCCATTCTTGCATGACCATTCATAATCTGTTGAGAATCATCCATGTTTTCTGCTACACCTATGCCAAAGAAACTGTAAGGATTCTTTTCGTATGTAAAAGCATTGTAAGGTATTCTATGTGGTGTAAATGGATTAACTACAGCTCTTAATACTTTACCATTACTTATCCAAGCATTAATTTGAACTTCATCTAAATCATCTACATCTTCAGATAATTCCATTCCTACTTCACGAGCATACTGAGCATCCATAATTCCCCAGTATTCTAATACTTCGTATTTATCTCCAACGCTTTCTTCGTTTCTTCTATCATCTTTTAATTCATATTCATAATCTTTTTCTTCGTAATTACCACCCATTTGTAAACATTCACGAATAGCATCTTTATCAAAGTAAGGCATTTTAGATAATGCACGAAGCTGTGTTCTATTATATTTATGTCTATGAATTACAAACTCACATTCTTCTATTGTTGTTGCAGTTGGATCAGGAAAGAAATCCCATATACTTACAAACTCTATACGAGGAACACGAACTGATACAGGAGTATAAGTACGAGTCTTTGCTGTTTCATCTGTATTCCATTTACCTATTTCTTTATTAAAATTAAATGGACCTTTAACTATTCCTGTACCGAACAATGCAGATTCAAATATAGCATTTCGTAATTCACTTGATCCATTTGATTCTTCTATTTGGTCATGGATAAGTTTTTGCATTTTTCTAGCAGCTTCTTTAGCAGGAGATATTTCTAGTATTTGTGGATCTGGACTTGGACCTGCTTTAAATGTAAGACCTGCTTTTTTTATTTCATCTTCAAAAAGAGATTCGCCTTTAGAAAAAGTAGCCCCTGCTTTTAATACCTTACCATCTCCTTCAAATCCTACATCAAAAGGATTTACCATTTCTTTGTGTTCTTGTTCAGGCGGAGCTTCGGAACTTTCTATGTCTGAGGGGCTTAAACTTAAATGCTTGTAAGTTTCAATACCTTCTGGAATTTTAGTTTCTGTAACACCTATAGGAAACTGTCCAGTTCCAAAGATAACATCTACAAGCTGACCAAAAGCTGCAAGTACTTTTGTTTTAGTTACTTTAATAAATACTTTAGATTTTTCTGATTCACGAAACTTAATGTGTTTAGGATATAAGCCTCTAAAGTTGTGATAAGCAGTTAGCCATCTTCTTTCATCTTGATCTCTTGCATCTTCTGCTTGTTGATAACGATCTTCAATTAAACCTACAAGTCTAGATCTTATGTCGTTTTCTAACTCTAATTGTAATGCAGATTCACCTTCAACAGGTTTAAAATATATTTCATCTGCATTTTGCATTAATGAATTTTCTTCTTTCATTTAATTATCCTTTATGGTAATTCTTTAAATATGCTTAGTGTTGCTCTATCTTTACCTACAGAAGCTGTAATTTTTGCATTATTTTTTGTTGTGTGAGTATAGCTAAGTTCTTTATCTTTATATTTAAATTTATTACTTGCATATTTATTTTTAATTCTCTCTATACCTCTTTTTTCAGTAAACTTTAATGGACCATATTCTGCAGTTACAGTAGTAGATCCAAAATAGTTTCTTTTACCTGATCCTGTACTACCTTCTGCTGATCCACTTAAACTTATATCTAAATCACCAATAGATTTTTTAGTTACTAAACTTCCTTGATTATATTTTATTCTATTTTGTTTTTTCATAATTAATATCCAAATGTTGAGTCTGAGGGTTGATAAGACTTTTCTAGTTTTAATTGTCTCATTCTATCTAAGGGGTTACTCATTCTAGGTCTAGACATAATTAAATATCTAAGAGCATCATAAGCATGATCAGAAGCTTTTGTATCTACATCTTCTGGATTTGATTTATCCAGAGGAATACTTTGAAGTTCTCGTATCAGATTAGGACAAGTATTAAATATTTGTAATCGTGGTCTTCCGCTTGGAGTAATCTTCAAGTATTCATGGATTTGTATTTTGCCTTGAATACGATTCTTATCAGCCCTTCGTAGTTTATGACCTGCACGAACAAGTGTTTCACCTACTGTAGGACCAGTTGTTCCTGTTCTATTCCAACAGGCAGTATCAAGGACACCTGCAACTGAAAAAGGATCTGCTAGTTCCATATTAGTTATTAGATCTGCTAATTCTGTACCTAATAGATTCTTTTGATATAGTTCTCTATATATTACTAATGTTCCATCACTAGGATCTACTGCACCCCAAACACAAGCTGATTCTGATGCATACCCATAGTCAATACCTTTTACACGCTCCCAAGATATAGGTATATCAAAAGGAGCAACTACATGAACATTTCTATCGAACTCTGTAAATGCTGCACCTTCTGCAACATCCCAGTTACCTTCTAGTAATTGCTGTCGTTGAGTTGGCGGCAATGCTTTCAGCATTTGCTCATATCTGCCATCTTCTGCTAGATATGGATTGTCATCTAACCTAGCAGGAATAAATCGCCTAGAAAGCCCATCAGAGCCTCTGTAAGCCAAGTTTGGAGGGTGAGGGTCTATATATCGCTTCTTGACCCAATACGACCCTACACCATCTGGGTTTGCCGTACAACGCATATACGGAACTATCTCAGGATCTGTCGTTCTTAAACGAGATGCTAAGTAGTTCCATGAAAATTCTGTAGGTAGATGTGTAATCTCATCAAAGCCTATCCATGAATATGCTTGACCTTGATAACGATACACATCTGCATCTCTTTCCAAGAAACCAAACTCTATCTTTGCTCCGCTTGGAAAGTTCCAAAGCTTTTCTACTTCTCGGTACTTTGCACCCTTGAAAGCTTTGGGATATAATTCTCTTGTCTTGTCTATGAGTTCTCTAAGTTCTGGCATAGACCTTCTTAGTATTAATGCTCTGTGTTTTGCTTTATGAGCATATCGGAGTGGATCAACAATCATTGCATATGATTTACCACCACCTGCTGCACCACCATACAATACATCTGTTTCACCTGCAGCTAAGAAATCTTCTTGAGGACCTACATTAGCTTTGAATATTACATTCTTATCTGCTTCTTGACGTAAAGACTTAGGTAAGGCTGCAAGCTCTTCTTTGCTGAATACTCCATCTTCTTTTAGAGCTTCATTAGTTTTTTGTATAGATTTTTTATATCTATCTACTTTAGCTTGAGCACTTTTTAGTTTCTTTTGCTTTTCTCGTACTGATCGTTTTGCAGCCTGTTTAGCTTTTGTTTCTGAATGGTAATTATACCCTCTGCCCTTAGAACCTTTAGCTCTCCCTGTCTTTTTCTTGGGAGTCCCATCTTTCTTTAATATAAAGTTTCCTTCAGCATCTGTAGCATAGTTCTCAGGATTTAATTCCCAATCTTCTTTATTCAAAATTTCTTTTCTCTATTATCTTCTTTAAACCTACATGACTGATTGATCTTCCTGTCATGTGTGATAAATAAGCACTCCCATCTCTAAGTGATAAAGTTTTATCTTTTATCATGGGTACTATAGATTGTAATACTTCTAGTTCTTCTGGTATTTTATCTAGCTTAGTATTATCTTCTTCGTTTAATTTATAACCAAATGGTATTGTACTACTCGACCTCTTCATAATCACCATCTATAATTGTTTCTTTTTTAGTCGGTAATATAAACAATCCACTTGTATCATTTACATTCACATCTAGTGTATCTTTTTTACCCAATCCAACTCTATCTAGAATCGTTTGAGCTGCTTGTATTCTTACATTAGCTTGTGGTATTGGTTGCGTTGAGTCCATAATGTCTACAAGCTTCATAGCTGCTTTGGGTGCAGACTGTGCTAAGATGCCTGTAGCTATATCAATAATCTCAGACCTTAAAGCTTTCACAACAGCAGGATAGCTAGATTCCGAATATCCTGCTAGTTGTGCAGCTTTTTTCGGATCACCTCCTGTAGTTGGTAAGTGTTTAAGGAATAGTTCTTGCTTCTCTGTAAGTTCTTTATTCTTCATATCCTATATTATACACCTATATTATAAGTTTGTCAAGTCTTATTCTAAAATAATATAAAGAAAACTTGACAAATTGCTAAATTAGATGTATAATAGATATTAGTGTCCCCCCCGTTATATAGTTATATCACTCATCCTACCTTATCTGTCTCCAACCCCTCCCCTTTGAAGCACTTTAAAGTCTGCGACTCAATCTGGTTTACAATTGATTTTGGCTCAAAATGTATAAGATTTAATATATATAGGGGGGGAGGGGGGTGGCAACCTGCCCCCATAACTTTAAAGACTCTAAAGAGTCTTAAAAGTTCTATAAATTTATTAGACTTTTAGTCTAATAAATTACACACACACGCTTTGAAGACTTTTAAAGTCTTCGGAGACTTCAAAGCTGTAAACCTAGTTTACAGTTTGAGAGATTTTTAAGTCTTTAAAGAAACTTTTAGTTTCTTTAATTTTTCCTTATAAGTCTCATAGACTTATAAGAATTTTAATCGTAGATTAAATAGGGCTAGGAAGCTTCAAAAACTTCCAAATTCAAAAAGGTTTTAAAGTTTCTAAAAGAAACTTTAAAACCTTTTTGGGCTAGGTATTCTCTCTTGAATTATGTGAAAATGATAAAAAAACTAATAAGACCTAAAGGGATTATTAGTTTTTTTATCTTTATTTTCACAATTCAAGGAGAATACCTATGGCTGATTTTTCAAACATCGACTCAAATCGAATTGCTTCGAAGAAGCAAATCTGGGCTGTAGCAAATAGATTTGCTACTTTGACAGCTTCTGACAAATCTGAAAGATTTGGCAAAGTGAAAGTTTTCAACGCAATTTTAAACTCTTTACATGGTAAAGAGTGTAAATTGACTCATGGAGACATTCAAAAGTATTTTGAATGTGAAGTTGTGCCAAAAGAAATTTTGGCAAGAGTTCAAAAGCCTTCAAAGAAGGCTTCAAAAGCTAAAAAGGTTTCTTCGAAACCTGTTGCCAAGAAAACTGTAGCAAAGAAGGTTTCAAAGAAACCTACTTTGACAAATCGAGTAGACTCTTTAGAGTCTAAACTTGATCAAATCTTAGAAGCTTTAGCTTCTAAGTAACCTTCAAAGCCTAGTAGATATTTATTATCTACTAGGCTTTTTTATTTTTTTTTATTAATTTATACACAAAAATGTTTTGATGAGCTTGTATAATATATATTTTTATATTATAATCTTATAAACTTTGATGGAGTTTTAAATATGAAATATAATACTAATGATAGATTAATGATTCATGTTGATAATGAATTACCTAGAATAGGCTCAGGATATAGAATAGTTGATATAGCTCAGATGGGATGGAAGTGGGTTAAATTAAAATCTATTCATGATGATCCTAGATTGATCTCCACCCAAAAGATCAAAAGATCTGTATGGGATAAGATTAAAGTAATCAAACAGTTAGGCGGTGATAATGTATAAATCTGAAAAATTAGAAAAAGTAAATAGTTTATCTAGATCTGAAACTAAAAGACAAAAGAAAAGAATTAGATCAAAAGCTAGACAGCAATACAAAAAACTTTGTAATCAATAACTTAACTTTGAGGATATAATATTATGAGAGAACTTATTGAGCTTATGGAAAAATCAAAAGCTGAAAGCCTTGAAAGACAGAGAGCTTATCTAACTGATTTTATGTTAGACTTAGCTTCGCATCAAGATGAGAATAATAATCCTTTAGATATATTGATTGCTGTTGAAGAAGAGCATCAATATACTGAATGGGATTTTGATTAATAACAAATAAATAATAATAATAATAATAAATAATTAATATATTTTAATTAATTTTTAAAACACATTCACTTGTGAATGTTTTAAAAATTAATTAATTGTAAATGTTGTGATGGAGTCCGATATGACAAATGCAGATAAGTTAGCGAATGTTACACATATTAGATATGAGCCTTTTTTTGGTGGTAGTACAATAGTTATGACTATAGATGATGCTAGAGATCAATTTGGTTGTCTAGTAGAGGCTTTGCAAGGTTATTGTTCTGATGGTGCAGTATTTCCAATGGATAAAAATGGTGAAGATATATTTATTGAGTGGGAGTAATAGATTATGTATAAAAATCATGCTGTAAAATGTCAAGAATATGCTATGCAATCAGCAGACAATTTGATGAACGTAGCTATGCTAGTTAGTGTTAGCATACAACAGAATTGGTTGTCATGTGGTGATCAGCTAAAAGATGTCAAGGAAAATGGTATTAATTCCAAGTTTTTGTGGGGAGTTAAATCAAAGACTTATAAGTACTTGAATTCTAATAAGCATAAGTTATATAGCCAAGTGTTAGCTATATCGAATAGTTACAAATCAGATGATGATAAAGCATATAGTCTTATGAAAGTATTTCTAAGAATTGATGGACTAGCTTTAGTTAAGGCAGGGTTCTTATGTCAGTTGACTATGGGATTGGTTGGTTGTATGGATCTTCACAATATTAGAATGTATAATATAGATCCTAAGACACTTGTCTTAAATAAAAATGTTAAGACTATCAAGGGTTTAGAATCTAACAAACAAAAGATTCAAAGTTATATTAAACTATGTCATAAATACGGCACTGAAAATTTATGGAATGATTGGTGTAACAATCTAGCTACTAAGTCTAAGAGTTGGAGAGATGGCAATCATGTTTCAGAAGTTCACATTAACTATCTATTAGGAGTATAGCATATGAGTGAGTTAAAATTAAATAAAGGAAAAGGTAATCTTCAAAGTTATATTGTAGTAGGTGATACTATCGGTGATAAAACTATTACTGAAATATGGTGTACTAGTACTGGTAAGGTTATGTTTACTATTGGTGGTATTACTGGTTGGTACGGAACATTTGAAGAAATAATAAACTTAATAAAGATAGAAGAAGCAAATAAAAGTAAGAAAGAACAACAAGATGAAGACTATTTAGAAGGTGTCGTGGCAGAAGAAGAATACGAAACAATGAGACAAATTGCAATGGATAATGGAGAACTATAACATGAGTAAATATATATTATGGGTGGGCGGTATCGATAATTATTATGATACCTATGAAGAAGCTTATGATGCTTCGTTTGAATGGTTTGATAAAGGATATGATGATGTAATTATTGAGGAGATAAATGATGCAAGGTGATTATAGATTATTAGTAGCAAGAGAGTTGTTTGATGGTTTAGATACAGCAACAGTAGATATACTTGAGTTTAATTTTCCGTATGCTAAGATTAAAGCCACGATACAAACTTATCGTGGTGATTTCTTTGAGCAGTTTACTCAGTTAGATAGCTTTCATGTTCGTGATATGCATAACTTATCTAATGATGGTGAAAAAGTATGGCACATGGAAATAAAATTTAATAAACTTTTTGAAGAAGATATTAAAAACTTTAAAGATAAATATATTGGAGAAATATCATGAAAACATATATCCATGTAAATCAACACGTTATTAAATCTAATTTAAAGAATGGTGAAAACAAACCTGCGATTACAGTAAAGACAAGTAAATCAAATACTTACTGTCATAAAGCTATCGTCAAGGGTGAGGTAGAGGTTATACAATCTACTACTGACAAACCTATATTATCTTGTGGTGCTAGAATAGTTATGGTAACACATGATGAAGTTGAAACAATTACATATTAATTATTAAATACCTTATAAAAGTTTTTAAAACACATTCACTTGTGAATGTTTTAAAAACTTAATAAGGTATCAACATAGCGAGGGTGTTACGAGTAGGGAATAGAAATACTAGAGGATTACAGAGTAAATCTAGGGCTACTAAGCCGTATCCAATCTGTGAAAGTAACAAGACTTATTTTGGCGGGAGCGTCATGTTTAAAGTCTTTAAACTTAAAACTAAACACGCACGGCTCTTTGGTAGTTTAAGCCTTCAAACCGAAACTACCACTTGACTTTTGTTTTAAATTATGATATAATACCTTTTAAATTATTTAAATATAATGGAGAATATTATGAAAAATGTTATTTATTTTGTACCAAATGTATTAATAAGTGTATTAGTTTTTATATTCTTTAAACTTAATAAGTTTAAAAGAAATAAAAATAAAATGTTTGGAAGATCTTTTATTATTCGTAAACGTAAAAATTTACAAAGAAAATTTAGTTTTACAAAAGGCGAATGTTTCTATGTTATGCACATAGGATTGTGGGCTATTAATATGGAACATAAACAAGGAAGGTCTGTAAGTTTTAAAAGTATTAAAGATGATGAAGGCAAAGAAACAATAGAGTAATTTAAATTAACCCTTAACCAAAAGGAAAATACTATGACTAATGTAACCAATATGTTTGAAAACAATGAAAATGTAAGTGTGTTAAGAAACAATGGCTATGGTTCTGCTAATTTTAATATAGCTACCACACCATTAATGTATGATACAGGTACAGGTACATTAAAGATCAGTAAGAAAAAAGTTATCTATCGTACAGATACTGGTGTTGAATTAGGTGTGCATGGTAAAAATTATAAAGCCGTAGCACCTAAACATATGATAGATACTACTAGAAGTATCTTAGAACGATCTGACTTAAATCTTACTGATATTACTGAGGATATTGCAACATCTCATGATGGTAGCAGAACTTTTGTTAGATATAATATGCCTACTCATGAATACACTACTCCAGATGGAGATACTGCTTCACTTCAATTGTTAGCAACTACTTCATTTGATAGTACTTTTCCATTTTTAATTAGTGTTGGTGCATTACAAAATGCTTGTTTAAATACTCAGATATTTACTGATGGCACAGTGTGTTTGTTTAAATCTAAGCATACACAAGGGTTAGATATTAATCATGGTGCTAGTGTTATATCAAAAGCTTTAGATGTATTCCAAACTGAAAAAGAGTTATGGACTAAGTGGTACAATAATAAAGCTTTGGACTTAGATGTATTTGAAATATTTGCCAGAGCAGTTAATTGGAAGTCGGCTTATCCACATATTGCATCATGGAGAGGTGAAGTTAGTTTATATAATCATGTTTCAAATGAAGTTCCAATGAATAAAAACTTCCAATATCTTTGGACAGTATATAAAGATAACTATAAGAAAAAACTAGGTGATAATTATTGGGCAGTTTACAATGCTCTTACGGATTGGTCTAGCCATGCACCAATAGGCAAAAGACAAGACCCTAAGAATATTGCATCTGTATTAAATCGAAGACAACAGACTGTAAGAGATACTATCAGTCGAGTAGATTGGGGGATAGCAGTATGACATTTAAATTATTTAATAAAACATTAGCATTCGATTTCCGTAATGGTTGTGGTGTTGACTTAGAATTTGTTGATGGCAAAGCTGTTTGGATTTCACCTAACAGAGATATGGAAAGTGTTGAAGCAGGTGTCTTCGTAGGCACAGTAATTTTATTACCTTTCATATCTATCTGTTATGGAAAATGCTTCGCAGAGGGAATGAATGATTAAAGATAGATGTATAAATTGTAATCATGAGATATTTTGGTCTGGTGATGATGACTTAGATGCAATTGATTATAAAGATTTTTCAGTCCGTAGCACCTACAATTGTCCTAATTGTGGGTGTGTTACGGAACTTTATCGACCAAGAGGAGATATTAAAAATGGCAAAAGTAACACTTGATGAAGCTTTGAAGCGTGAGAACAGTGAGAGTTTAAATCGTATTGCTAATGCACTTGAAGCTCTTATTAGACTTTTGGAAGAAGAAGCAGAGATGAATAAATATAAAATAACATTACACACTTTAATCGAAAGCAAATGGGAAGTAGATGCTAAAGATAAAAAAGATGCAAGAAAACTATTTGCACAAGGCGAAGGTATCTTTGCTGAGGACAAAGAAAAGTTATTAAACACATCTATTAAATCTATTGAGGAGGTAACTGATGAGTAACAGATATGGTGTAGGTGTATGGGATTTAACATATTATAAAATAGATTATGAAACTAATGAAGCTTTATATGATGATGAAGGTAATGTAATGCTATTTAAAGCTCCAAAACAAGATGTTTCAAGTATTGCAGAGGGTATAGACCCAGATCTTTTAGAGCCAATAGTAACTGAAAAAGATATTGTAAAGGAGTATACTTAATATGACTAACGATGAAATATTAAATAAAATTAAAGAAGGATTACTAGGTAAAAGATCAATAGCAATATTGAACTTAGAAATCCTTATCAATAATCCAACTGCAATACCAGAACACATTAATTACTATGATGAAATAGATAAATTAATTGGACAGGTTGCCGAGATAGATGATAAATTAAAAGTGGTTGACTCAATGATAAAAGGAGATGTATAATGAATATCTGTGATAAAATATATGTATTCTGTGCTTGTTTGTTAGCAGTGTTTGTTAGTAATTTATTTAGCGATACAGCTAAGGCAGAAGAATTAAATCTAGAAATACATGATGATTACTGTGTTGAATGGAAAGAACACGTAGCAAGAGACGAATACATCATGGGTTTAGAAACAAAAGTAAAAGACTTCTATCTCTTTTTTGTAACTGAACAGAAAAGAATTGCAGAAGAAGCTTATCTCAAAGCAGGTGTAAGATATGAGTGGTAAGCTGTGAACTCCCCTTGCATAAAAGAATGTCGTTTAGATTCAAATGACATTTGCAAGGGGTGTGGTAGAACAGTAGAACAAATAACAAATTGGTGGGACTTTACTAATCAACAGAGAGATAATATCATGAATAATCTTGAACTCAAAGTAAGACTAGAAAATCTTGAAAGTACAATGGATAATATTGTTGAAGCTTTAGAAAATACAATACAAGATGCTGAACAAGTATTAGAAGATGAAGAGCTGACTGATGGTGCAGAGAAAATCTTTCAAGGTAGACTTGAATCAGCACAAGGTTTATTAGAAAACATTAGAAGATGGGAGAAAGGTGATGAGTAATTTATCAATAGGAGATAAAGTTAAAGTTATTGACCAAGAAATAACTGGTACAATACTTTATAATTTAGGTAATAAAGTTGTTATTTCAGATGATGATGCAGAAGATAATGAAGATACTTTAATTTTTAACTTATCTGATTTAGAGGAGATTACTAATGCTTAACATATTATATTTTAGTACAATGGAAGCTTACATTAGTGCTGTTCATCTTTGTACGGCTATGAAAATATCTTTTGAGGGTATTCAAGCAAAAGACCCTAATAATGAAGTGCCTTATTCACTTCAGATATTGGGGGTGAATAATGAGTAAAGTATTAGATAAAGTTGTTGAGTGGTTAGAGTTTGAAGTTGAAGACCTACAAACATATCAAGATCGTTATTTTTTTAAATCTCACCTTTCTTTATCGGGTAGTGAGTTTATTAATTTTGGTAAACATGAAACTGCTCAGGAGTTGTTAAAGCTAATTAAAGAAGAGTGGCAGGTAGATGATGAGTAAAGTATTCTGTTCCAAATCAAATACAAAGCATGACCAAGATAAACCACTGATAGATGCATACAATTATGGTGGGGATAGTGTTTGGCGACCTGCTCATGGTGGCAAAGCTACCCCTTTTGAACATAGAGATAAAGAGTGGTTATATATGTATAATATGAATAATGGGAAACACGCATACTATAATATCACAGATGATAAGTTTGATGAGTTTAAAGAATGAGTGCGTTTCTTATAATAATAACTGGGTTAATTTACTTTTATGTTGGCTTAGAACAATGGTTTAAGTTTAGTAACCTACCAATGTTACTGACTTATATTGGTTATGCATTTGCTAATATAGGTCTTTACATGATGGCTAGTAAATAAAGGAGAACTATATGATAGAAACTGGGTTGGAATATTCGATAGGTAATATTGTCGAATGGCATTACGCTAGGAATTTAATACAAGGTTCTAGTGATAAACAACAAGTACTAAAATTAATACAAGAACTTGGAGAACTATCTGATACTATATGTAAAGGTAGGACACCGATTGATGATATTGGAGACATCATTGTAATACTTGTGAACATAGCAGAGCGAAATAATATATCTATTAAAGACTGCGTAGATCATGCATACAATGAGATTAAACACCGAAAGGGTACTATGGTTGATGGTATCTTCATAAAAGAAGAAGATAACATTGATCCTGATACAATTGGAAATAGATAAACTAAACTAAAATGGAGAAAATAAATATGAACAAACTTTTAATTGCACTAAGTACAACGATGTTAGTATTACTTGCATTTGCTATTGCAGGTTGTGGAGAAACTGATACTGCAGAAGAGCCTGCTACAACAGCTAAAGTTGCACCATCAGTTCCAACTGCAAAAGAATTGCAAATAATAGTTGACACCGAGCAATAAATATGTTATAATACCTATTCAATTTTAATAAACTAAATGGAGAAAAAACTATGGCTATATTACAAGGTACTGCATACTGGGCAAGCGTAACTACACCTAACACTACTTTTGATCCAGTGTATACAGTTAATTTGGTTGTTAATGACGAGACTGCTCAACAGTTCAAAGAGCGTGGCTTCTCTATCAAAGAGATGGAAGAAGGCAAAGCTATCGTTATTAAGCGTAAGGTAAACGGACCGAATGGTATGGTTCGACCTGCACCAAAGCTTGTTGATAAATATAAGAACCCTCTTGATTGTCAAGTTGGTAATGGTTCAGAAGTTAAAGTTCAGTACAAAGAATGGGAATCCAATTGGAAAGGCAAAGTTTATAAAGGCTTAGATTTTCAAGCCATGCAAGTAATAAACTTAGTCGAAGTTGGTACACCAGATGGTGCTGAGTTTGAAGCTTTTGATGCTATCGACGATGTAGAAGGAGAGTTCTAATATGAGCGACAACACAGTAACAGTTGATGGTGTTGTCTACGATATGGAAAAACTGTCAGAAGAGGGCAAGATTGTTTGCTCTCTTTTGATGGAAGTTCAAAGGAAAGTACATGAACTATCTAGAGAAGTAGATATATACCAAGCAAGTGCAGTAACACTTTCAAGTAAACTAAAAGACCTTTTGCCTGATGAACAAGCGGAGGTTAAACAAAACTAACCAGAAGGAATAGCCCTATGCCCTTTGTTAAATATCACCAACCATGCCACGAATGTGGTGGAAGCGACCCTGTATCAGTAAACGATGATGGGTCAGCTTATTGCTTCAGTTGCAGTAAGTACTACAAAGATTATGAAAATCCAAATCAAATTACAGATAAACCTGCCGACTTTAAATCCTATAAAGGATCAAATAATGAGGGTTATATCATGCGTAATTTCAATGAGCTAACAGATAGAGGTATCAGTTTAGCTACCGCTAAAAAATATGGAGTTAAAAGTAAAGAAAGTTTTGGTAAGATTATAGATCATTCTTATCCATACTATATTAACAACGAAGAAGTTTCGTGTAAGATTAGAAAGCAAGATAAAAGTTTTACTTGGACTTCTTCGCCAAAAGGTGTTGGTCTTTTCGGAGAGCAACTATTTAAATCAGGTGGTAAATATGTTACTCTTGTGGAGGGAGAGTGCGATGCAATGGCTACCTATGAACTACTCGGCAGTAAGTGGGCAGTAGTGTCTATTAGATCTGGTGCTCAAGGTGCTGTTCGAGATGTCAAGGAAAGTTTAGAGTTCCTTGAGTCGTTTGAAAATATTATCATAGCTTTTGACAATGACAAGCATGGTCGTGAAGCATCTAAGAAAGTAGCAAGAATTCTTAGTCCTTCTAAAGCTAAGATAATGTCATTACCAACAGAGATTAAAGATCCCAATGATATGTTACGTCAAAACAGACGACAAGAGTTTGTTCAATTATGGTGGTCTGCTAAGATGTATACACCATCAGGTGTTCTTAATATTTCTGAGCAACAAGATAAATTTAAAAATCGTGAAAGAAAGAAATCAATACCATTTCCGTTTCATGGCTTAAACAACAAGCTAGAAGGGTTAAGGGCAGGTGAGTTGGTTACGTTATGTGGCGGAACTGGTCTTGGTAAATCTAGTGTTACTCGTGAGTTAGAACATTGGCTCATAAAACAAACTGAAGATCGTGTGGGTATAGTAGCATTAGAAGAAGATTGGAGAAGAACTGTTGATGGTATCTTATCTAT